GGTCTCAGTCGCCATGCACGCACCGTTGAGCGCGGCATGATAGAGTTCATACCCGATCGTCGCCAGCATGCGGACCTCGACGGATGCCTCGGAGATCATATCCCGTACGGACCTCTCGTCTGCGCTCGAAACCACTCAGCCATTCGCATCTTGGAATCAGGATCGGATTCGCTCTCGATGTACTGATTCAACAGCATGACTCTGCTGGGGGCCAATGGTCCACCGAAATGCACAATTTCAATGAGCACATCGGCACCCTCCGCGATCATCTTTCTCTGCTCCACGGTCATTTCGCAACGGTAAATAGAACTCGTTCCATCCTGACCAGGAAGAGTACGCAGAGGCAGATATTCAGGCTGCTCCAGCGCGTATATCTTTTCGTGGTCTTCTAGGCCATCAACCACTGGACCTTGGGCTGGCATTAGATAATCGAATCTCATTGCGCCCCCTGTCGATTCGCCGCTGATCTCTCCCAGTCACTCGACGTATCCTCAGTGCACACGCATATCACGCAATCACACACAGCACAAAATCCAATCCCCTTGTGCGGACACAGGCGCGAGTGGTAGTCATCGTTATACCGACGATTACATTTGTCGCAGAAGTCTCTCATAGCAGTCCTCCCGGCGGCGGATAGTGCTCGTCGTAGAACTCTGCCGCCGCATCCTTGCACAGCTCGTCAATCTTGTTCCGGATCGCAGTGCACAACTCACATGAGCACCCGCCCGGCGAGTCCACGTCGAACGTGCCGTGCAATATTGAGAACGCGAGATGATCGATGTCGGTATTCGTCATTCACCCTGCCTCGGAAAGCGGGAGTCCGCAATATCCTTGTCGGTCACACCCTCTGCTTCCTTCTTCCACTGCTCCCACATTTCATCCGTGATCTCGACGCAATTCCCGTAACCATGCCACCACATCGCATCGTCCTCGGACTCGATCATGTGATGGCAGAGGTCGCACTCAAACGGGTATGTGCGGGACTCAGCGATTTGTGCCATTCGCCTCATCCTTCAACGCCTCGTTCACACAGAACTCATGCGCCCGGCGACCATAACCGCCATCATAGTACTGCTCTCCGTAGCTGATCGCCCGATCGCAAATCTGGCAGTGCAGCATCGTGCGGCAGCCTCGTAGTTTGTATGCAAGGAATCTATCGACAGATTTATTGCCCGTTGCCATTACCGTTACTCCCCCCTCTCAACGCGACGTACGCTTTATGGGCGATCTCTTTGCCGATACCAGGGATACTCTGCCACTCGGCCTCACTGGCCTCAACCATGGCTTTGACACTTTTGAACTTGGCCGCCACATCAGCACTCTTAGCTCTCCCGACATTCGGCAACTGAGCCGCGATCATGCGAGTAATCGATGGCCGTGTGAGCAATGCTCGGTCAAACAACTGATCCCTCATGGCATCGTGCATCGCCAAGTGAGATGAGTGATCGTCCCAGCCGCGCGACCACCACGAGTGCAGCACGCTCAGCCAGTTCGCGGCTTGGTCGTAATCATCGACGATCGCAAGTCTCAGCCCACTCTTGATCTGCATCGATAGCAGCCACATTGCGAGATCATGCCAGAGCAGTGACCGCCGCCGTCCATGACTGGCATCCTTCCAGTAACCCTCACCTTTGCCGCGCTGCTGCTGATATTCAAGTACCCCATCACGCGCCCTTGCCCTGAACACCCCAACCACCAATAGCCATATCTGGTCGTAACTCTGGCAGAGCCCCGGAAGCTGATGCCCGGCGAACCGTGCGTCTTGGATGCATGCCAGTACATCGCCCAGGGCTTTGACTTCCACACCGACACTGACAGGACTCCCGCCGGGACCACTACCCATGATGCTGGCGTCGCCGAATGTAAGCATGCCGACATCGACGGGGACGCCACGTTGCCTGAGCAATGGTGCCAGTTGTGCCGAACCCGCCCGTGGATCGATGGTGATGGTCATCTAGCAGTTGCCTCGACCATTGCTGCCACGCCGCATCGGACGGATTGGAAGTTCCAGTGCTCGCCACCGCCCCGTGGACCAGTGAAAATCCAACACCCACGCTCATTGACGCGAGTGTGAGCTTTGACGTAACCGATAATGTAATCGGAATTGAAGCTGTGTGGCATAGATGTATCGAAAGCGTTACACACGTTCAGTCTCCGAATATTGCTGACATGATGAAATCGTAATCGTTCGGCACCGTAACCCCATTGGCCTCAGGATTCATCCGGCAGTCCTCGATCGTCACGGAGAAATCGCTGCCATCGCGCTCAGTAGTCGCCACAACCTGTACCAGAAACGGCAGGTCGCTGAATCCCTTGCGCGCTGTCTCTCCAGTCTTACGGCCACGCTCTTTACCTGACGCATCCACTACGTTCTCCCATACAGCCGTGCGCTTACTAAGCAAGAACACGTTGGCGTCGTGATCATAGGACTCGCGCACCAGATCGCGGAATTCGGCATTGACAGGGCCATAGTGATGTGGTTGGACCTGAGCGATTTTTCCGAACCTCGCCAGTCTCAGCAACTCCCATGCTTCGGTATCGGTGTCGATGACAGTAGTGCCACTACCGCATGATGCCAGTCCATCGCGATAGTTCGACACAAACTGCGCCCATACCTTGTCAGCGGCCTCGGCGACTTCACCCGCACTGGCCTCACCGGGTTGCACGGTCAACTCGTAATCCGCCGTGAACATCACCTTGGATTTTTGGAATTTCTGTATTACTCCATCAAGGCCGATATCGAATGAATGTGTGTAGATCGGCGACGGAGCAGTAAAAGCCGTATGATTTTTCCCGGACTTCTCCTCGCCAGTCAGAGAAATAATAATGCGCCGAGTGAGTTCCTTTTCAGCGCGAACGAAAGTGGATTTGTGCGACGAGTTGCCGTTACTCCTGTGAATCACGGATGCAGCGGACGGAACGGCAGTAGCAGCGGTAGTTGTGGTTGCATTCCTCTTCGGTAAATTGAGCGCCATGACTATACATACCCCCTATCGACAAGTGCGTCTTTGATCGTTCTAAAAAAGAATGTCTGTTTTCCTGTAATACACAGCGGGCCGCCGAAGCTCAACCGCCCACGCATCTCCTTGATGAACGATGCGGCGCGTTCACCACAGACCGCTTCAATGATCTCTATATCGACATCCGCGATCATCGTGAGGATGCGCTTGGCTTCGGCGGAGTCACTGTCAGCGGTACCGCCGGTCTGCTGGCCGATGCCCGATCCACGTGATGGTTGCATGGACGGGAGTAGTGAGGCACGCTTGATAGGCGCATCTACTGGCCGCGCTGTCGATGAGATCGCAAACCGCTCTAACTCTTCCTCGAACGCCTTGCGCAACAGTGGCACAGTCGGCTCGACATTCGGGGAGTTCGCATACACCTGCATTGCTCTGCGCGCCAGAGCTTCGATGAGTATGGAGGAGATCATAGGCGCGTCACCAATTCCCAAGTCCACTCATACGGTTTGTCACTGCCATGCGTCCGCATCTCATACAAATACCCATCGACCACAAAATAGTGCCTGTCTTGGTAAGTCCATGCGGCATCGAGTACTCGACGTGTCCGCCACAGCCATTTTCGCAGCAGGTTCTTCATGGCTTTGCCTCTCCCTCGATCACTTTCTGCACTCGCCTAAATTCGTCTGTGTCGCAGAATATGAATCCACCGACCAGCTTCCCATCCATCACTTTTTCCATGAATCCATCGGCACCCACGCCGATCGTGACCAGCACGCCGTGCTTAGTCCGCTGCATATTGGTAATGTTGTCGAGTGGGGCGAATTTCAGCGAGTTATTGTTGTCCACGGTCATGCGCTCGAACACTAGGAAGGCGCTCACAGTTTTCTTGTCACTCATAGCCACCCCCTTGACTCCGCGAACTTTGTGATCATCGACCAGTTCTCCGACAATTCTCTGTCTGTGTACTCGATCTGAATCGACTTGACGCACGGTACTGGTGGTCTCCAATCCCCGGCGACAAAGAAACAGTGGATCTCGCAGACATTGGTCCCGATCATTTTGCAGTATCCCTTGGTCTGTACCAGCCACGACCAGAAGTTCTTTTCGAGCGATTCCCATTTGCGCAGGCCGCGCCAGGTGCATTTCGTCTCGATCAGCGTCCAGTCTGACATTCGGATCAAATCCGGGCTGCCAGCAACGCCATCGAGTTCAAATTCCCCCGGTCGCACCAGATCGCCGTCCTCTGCGCCTGTCACTGCATCTCTGTGCGCCATCGAGAACACTCTCTCCCACATGAAACCGCCTGCGCCAAAGAACGCTAGTTCCTCTTGTGTGCACCATTCATCTTTCGGTCGGATCGTCTGTTCGATCGCACGGATAATCGTTGACAGGTGCAACCCCGGTGAGCGTGTCAGTCCCTCGGCATCGGCTTGGGACTGCAATCGCTCTGGGTATCCGGCATCGAATGGAGTGACGATCACCGCTCTACCCGCCTGTCAGCCTGTAAATGCTCCGCGTACTCCAGTTCGGCGATGTATTGACGCATAGCTCCCACGCAATCCCGCAATTGACCGTAAGTGATCTTGTAATCGTGGCGGCCTGTGAGACTGTTACTCTCAAGCCATACCTCGTCGTCAGAGCGTCTCTCTCGGGCCAGACTGTCAAGGTAGTCGATAAGATTCAGCAAGGTGGACTCTCAGAAAATTTATCCAGCAAGAGCCGATGAATACCCGATAAGGCTACTGAATGCCACAACCTCTCGTATCGTTCCCGGCCCCGCTGGACATTGCATTCCGGATGCCCTGAGCGACAGTGGCACGACACACGACCCATGAACATGTGCGTGCCTACTTCGCTCCGTGGATACGCTGGAGGTACGCGCTGACTGCCACGGGCACCGGAAATTCAAACGCGCGGGGAGATGGCTGGTGATCGCAACAGCACTACCTGTTGTTACGCTTTACGCGCGATGGCGACCAACCCACTTCCCCTATTCAACTCGATCACTATTCCGCCAACGCCAGCGTACTCCCGTCGTACACGAACCCGGATTCATTCAGGCTCTGCCGGAAGTCCTGTTTGCTCGCCCTCGCCACCGCTTTGTTCTCCAAGCCGACCAATCCATTGTCCGCCTTCTTGAAGTACGTGAACACGATCTTGGCGATGTCCTTGCCGGGGATCGGTGCATCGTTCTCGGCAAAGTGCAGTTGCAGCGCCGAGATGATGTTGCCATCCAGATCGTCTCCACTGGCGGGTGCGGCTTTGCCGTTGGGCTTGCCAGCAGCATGCGTGGACGCGGCGGGGACTGCCTTACCGGCGGCCCCATTGGCCTTCGGAGAGATAGCGGTCTTGGCGGACCCACTTGCACCTGCACCTGCACCCGCTCCCGGCAGCTCATGGATCTTGCTGATCAGCAGCACCGAACTGGGCCGCGCGGCGTT